AAAGCGAAACGAAGCTCGCTAACTCGTGATCACTAAGTCTGTTTGTTCCAGAAGTCAAGCGGCGAACGTATACGGGGGTCACATCGTGCCCCCCATAGAAGTCGCCGCCACAAGACTCTCTAAAGAGTCCGGTGGTAAATGATTTACTACGGTTTACCTTCAAGCCATTAAGCTCAAGGTAATCCATAACTGGAACGCCCATCTCTACTGGTACGATGATATCATCGCCATAAATGGCTATCTTCTTAGATAGTTCCAGTATTAGCCTTCGCGATATAACTGTTGCAGGCTCACGTTCAAGCAAGAACTTAATTGTCCCTGTAAGAACGAGAGTAAAGAAGGCCATTGCTTCAATAGGGAAACATAAGGCACTTCCCATAGAGGCAAACTTGCTAAGGTGAACAAGTTTACCACCTGGCAACTTAGCAGTACTTGATCGACAGTCTTGGATAAGTTCCAAGAAAGAAGGACAAGTCTTGAACATAGCTTTAACAAGGTCATTACTGACCAAGTCGCTAGCATCAGACAAGTCGATAGTCGCGAGACTACCATCAATGCTGCCAACCTGGGCTAATCTCTTATTTTCGGATTGATCCGAAAATCTAATGGATTTGAAACCAAGGATCCCTCCTTGGAGTATTTCCATAAGTGGCATAGCGATGCTTTTTTGCATTAGCATCATATAGCTAGGTTCAACAGAGATTATCCTAGGAGCTTTAAGCGTCTTTGGGACCGAAACAACCCTTACGGGTTCTTCGTCTTCCTCTTCGATAAGTTCTATTCCGGAGGAATATCCGGCGTCGGACTCGTCGTGGGAGGCATGGTAGGAGATCGGGAAAGATATTTCTGATCTCTTTGGCCACTTTCGGATAGTGTTACGCTCATTGAGTTTGGCACGTTCCGCAGTTGCCCCTGTCCCGAACCTGCCTGGAGAACAATATAGTTCTCCAGATAGGATTTCGAGGTCAGACCATAAGTAGCCAGACACGAGAGCAAAAACGCTATCGTGCCTAAAAACGTGGCTACTAGTATCAAAGATGCTCGTGTCATTGGTTACATACTTTTCAAAAGCTCGCGAAACGCGAGCGGATGAACAAGGAAGTAGGACCTTCTTATAAGCCCTACAAACCTGGCGTATCGTTCGAATAGAATCGATACAAGGATGTGGCCTAACGACACCATCGCAATCGAACACACGCATGAAGAACCCGGATAGCAATGCCGGGAGCTTTCCACCACGTTTGAACGGTTTAAATCCGTTAAACATAGCAGGTGCGATGCGACCCTGAGTGAGGCCTTGGATAAGGGCATCATCCAGAGAAGGGAGGAGCAATGTTAAAAAGCTCATTCCCTCGTGTTCAAATCGATCTTCAATTACTTGAAGATCGCGTTCGACGGGCAGACTAGCAAAGAAACCTGCTTCACGCAGGATCTCGCCAATGAGCATGGTCGGTCTTTTCATCAATCCCTCCTTAAACTGAGGTGGTTGAAACCGTTCCTTTGTACTTGAGCATCAAAGCTCAGCTGAAGATAAACGCAAAAGGTTAATACCTTTCACGAAATCAGAGTTCCCCACCAAGGAGCTTATCGCGGTTAGCCGCGGTAAACCAAGTGGTAAGACCTGTCAGCAAGGCTGCCAGTTCAGCGTCTGAAAACCCAATGCGGGGCTCATCAACGGCGATAATAACCGACGTTGAAACCTCCTTATTGAGAGCCGAGATAGGATCGACAGCAACCTTCTTCAAGGTGAGTCGGACTTCTCGACGGAAGCGATTATTAGTCGCATCCTGCCGCGTTTCGAGGGTCGTAAGACCATCGGCGGAACGAAACGTTCCACGGCGCTCTGGATTCGGCGCACCAATCCGCGGAAGCGGAATGGCAGTGCCAGAAACGGTAACAGACTGGGGATCAGCGTACATAGGAAAGCTCTTTCGTTTATTTGTGTGGGCCTACGTTTACCAACGTTGGTCAAATCATAGATAGCCCAAGGGCACCTAAGATAGCTATTTGCTTCGTATTTAGGTCAGTTTGATTTAGACCAAATCCGAAGGGAGTGGCTACAGCTCGTGTTTTGGTAACACGTCTGCGGACGCTAAAAGCTCTCGCTTGAAAGCGATCGCTTGTTTGCGGACCATTACGATACCAGTCAGTACTGATGACCTCGGATTTATATTCAGTGGTCGTCATTACGTATGCATAGTCAGCGACAAGATTGTCACTGACACCAGGGCTGATTGCTTTTATAAATTGACCTAAGTCAACAAAATAATTGACAAGCCAGCTCCAGGGAATAATTGCATACACCTGGTCAGGCGTAAGCCTGGCACCCATTAATCTACGATATAGCTTCCGGTTCAACTCGACTTTCGTCGGAGCCGGGGGAAGATAATAGCGCATGCGGGCAACGCCCCATGTGCGAGTAGAAAATGAGGACTGCGTAGTGCGGATGCTATCGCCAGTGGCATATTTACCACTGACGAAAACGGGTGCTAGGAAAGTTCCTATCACATTTGTCTCAGTCAACGAAGCGTTATACGCATCGGAGGACGGAGGCAACTCCACTCTACGACGTACAGGTTTTCCTGCGTCTCGTATAAGTTGGTCGATGCGTTTCTGAGAATTACGATGACCTTCATAAAATGACTTAATGTCATTAAAGAGGGGTAACCATCCAAATTCTAAAGCCAGATACCATCGCCCTGTCCATGAAGTAGCAGAACGTCCAGAAGAGGACATTTTGCGCATCAAAGTCCGTGTGGCATCTTTTAACATGCCAGGGACGTCTTTGAGCTCATAG